CCTGCGAGGTATGCAGCTTCCCTCGCTTGCCGCATACCTCGCAGGTCCTTGCGCTCATGTTCTCGGCGAATGCGATGTATTTGTCTTGATCGGGACTGATGTTGTCCGCGTAGAAACGCAGGGTGCCAAACTTTTCCTTCACCTGCACCGCAAGTGGGTGATTCTCCAGCAAACGATCCATCTCAAGTTTTGCGACCGCAATGGTGTCCGCGGGTTTGTTTTGCTCCACCATGAACTCATACCGGCTTTTGGCGTGTTCGTACGGATATGAGAGCTCGGCACTTAGAGTGTTGATGATGTTGAACCATCCATCGCCGCAAGAGAACCCCCAAACCATGCAAGTCGATGTGGCGCTCGCATGGCGGTCTCGGTACAGAAGCGGGTATTTGCGAGTCAGATAGTTGTCATAATGTAGATTCATACTTCACTCCTTGATGTCTTTCCATGATGTAACGTAGCGCCAGCCCGCCGATGGACCATGTCGCTTTTCCAAATCTCCAGGTTCTTTGGATCTCATGTGCTTATGAGCGTTGATGATCATGTGTTCCTTAAAATTTGCCCTGCTTACCGAATGCAGGACCCGCGTATCGTCCGGGTGGCTTCAGAACTGCTGGCGACAGTCCCTCACGTCCCTAAGGTAGGTGATCTTAGCAGAGCCTCTTAACAGCATCAGCCACGTTCGAAGCGCACCACGAGTGTGGCTTGATAACCGGTTCCAAACCGCAGACGCCGCGGATGTAACCCACAGCCTCGGACACAGCACAGCTGGATCCATGGATTGCCTTTGGGTTCAAGTCCAGGTGAATGGATGCTTCACGGTCCTCCAGGTCATCTGCCAGCTTGAGGTACAGTTCGGCGATCTTGAAAACTTCCGTCATCAGACGCAGCTTCGGGCGGTCCAACTTCTTGTCGTAGTCCTTCTCACGGTCAACGTGTCCAAAGATCTTCGCGCCGTGGTTACCGTCGATGTGAACGATAACGCAGAGCAGGTAGTCTACGTGCCAGACGTTGTCAACTTGCACACGTTCCGAGTCGGCGCCGAAGTAGATCTTCGAATCCGGCGAGGTGTTTTTGATGTATTCTCGGACCTCATCCAGGTCAATTTGAATCAGTTTCGTCATTTTATTCTTTTCAATGTTCAACATACTTATCCGAGGTTATCCGAGTGACGGGATAAGGAAAATCTTCAGGGAGTTCTTCCCAACGCGCGCGCATAACTTCCAGTTTCGCATCAGGAACACCATGTACGTTTTGGAACTGTGTTTTCATCTCCACGACAAAGATATCCACATTTGGAATCGCCAAGTAGCGTTCCAACTCCCACATCTGGGTAAATGTGTTTGCCACACTAACGTCAAATCCCTGTTCAAGAAATTCTACCGTCTTGTTGTAGCATTGGTCATGAACCCAAGACAACTTCGTCGGATCAAACTCATATTCTCCCTCGGAGTTCAACATGAACATATCCGATTCCAGAACACGATGGTCCCAGTTTTCTTGGGTTGCTGCCGCCGTCGACTTTCCGGATCCCGGGAGCCCACGAACCAGAAACAATTTTGGCTTAGCGTCCATAGACTTCCTCATATTCTTCACTGGTAGCATTTCCACGACCATCATCGCGTACAACAGCCTTTGTGGTGTCGCCGGTTTCAGGGCAGACGTATTCCAGTACGTCCCAACCCTCGATCGATTCCTCAACATCCAGGCACTTAATCTCGGAAGTCCGATGAACCTCACGACAGCGCAAACAAAAGACTACGGTAGCCATTTTCTTTCCTTAACAATCTGGGTCAAAATCGTGCCATTCTTGGGCTTCGTCGGGTTGCCCATCATAGCTGTCATAATTGTAGTTGTCTTCTTTTTCGTCGTCGTCCGACTCATCTTCGTCCAGGTCGATGTCGTTAGAGCGAGCCATTTCTCGAACATCGTCTTCGGACATATAACCCAGAGCTATCTCGGCGATCATCTTGGGATCCAACAGACCCTCATCGATCATTTCCAAAATTCGACAGGTTGCGTCGCGCATGATCAATAGGTCCTTGTCAGAAAACAGTAGAAGAAGTGCCGACCGAAAAATTTGTGGATTGGATACCACTTGCTTTTCATGTGAGCAACGTAGGAATCGTTGACAACCACAACACCGAAGATGCTAAGCCCGTAAGTGGTCACATCTTTATTGGTCAGACCGTAGTTGGTAACTGCGGTTTTCAGTGTCTGCAAAACGTTAAATTTATTTGTCATGTCACTATTATAGCACGGGCGGGAATAAAGTCGAGACCTTATCACCCAAACACTTGGAGTTTCGAAAAGTCCGGAACTCCCGGGACATTGAATGACATCACACCGGAGACCGATTCTTGGGGGAGACTGCCAAAATCCTGCTCGTCTTTTGACGAAACAATCATGCAAGAGCTGGCTGGGGTGCATTGGATGATGTAGACCGACTGAGTGTGAATCGTGATCGATTGCAGCTTCGGGCAGTATTTTTGGAGACGATCGTACAGAGACCGTTCCTGCACAATATTGAGCCAGCGTTCCGGAAACCAAAAATCTTGGTTGCGAACAGTCTCATCGACACGTTCATCGACAAAAATCTGCCGGAGGATGTGTTGTCCGCGATACAAAAGATACTCGAGATTGTCATCGAGAAGATTCGGTCTACGATGAATTAGAACTTCAATTTTGTACGAATAGGTCATAATCAATCTCAAAAATATTCAACGGTTGGTGTGTTTTCTAGTTTTAGAGCGGGCCGCAAAACTCACCATTAACACCCGGCGATTCATAGTAGACTATCGCAAACCGAATCTTTGTTGACTTCATCGGCTTCTACCAATGTATTATAGCACGGGCGGGAATAAAAGTCGAGATCTCAATTCTTCCAATGCTACTGCGGCTTCCTCCAAAAGACCCGCAATCCGATCGGGCTCTCCGTTTTGCACACTCTTCCGCGTGGGAATCTGACGACGAATTTCGGCACGCTTCCTCAACCGAAAAATCAAATCATCGTAAGATGAATCATAGTTTACACTCATTAAGGTCTTCCTCATATAAATCCTGCGCGGTTTTCTTCAAAAGAATCTCAATCTCGGACTTAATCTCGGCAATTTGTTTTTGCATTTTCTCAATTGCCTCTCCAGTTAATCTAGATACTCTAATTGAGAGCAATTCATCTATACGAGTAAACTTAGCTGCTTCTAACTCCGAGATAATGTCTTTGTTTAGTGCTTCAGACCAAACTTTAGAACGCTTGAGATACAACTTGATAAAACGAATCTCCTCATCCATTTTATCCTTTTCTGCAGATAGAGATCGCAGGATATATTCTTTTCTATCGTCATACCGCCCAACCCGAAATGACACAAACCATTTGAGATAATCGTTAACATTATCAAACTTACGAATCTTAAATTCGTCGGTCCATACCGTAATATTTTCAGTTTCTCGCTTAACGAGTTTAAACGTCTGAAGAAGTTTCTCGGTGTCCTGAGCTGCAATTTCTCTAGAAACCTTCACGGTGAATTTTGTTGACTCTTCATCGGATTCATCAACATAACTCTTCACAATACCACGATCTTCCAAAGAATTCAGAGTATCGCGATATTTTGTGGTGTAGGATCCGATCGGAAGTTCCGTTATCTCTAGAGTGGTGGTATTCACCACTGTAATAACTCCTGTTATAATCGCTTGATCTCCATCTCTCTCGATATTCCCAGTAAATCCCCGATACCAAGGAATCAACGGCACAGGAGTTCTCCCTTTCAGAATATCCAGAATATTCATCTTTATGTCGGCGGGATTATATGCCATCACAGATGACGCAAATCCAGTACCCATACCCTCAGAACCATTAAGAAGTAATGTAGGGAGAACTGGAAGATAATATTTCGGCTCTACCAAAATACCATCATCTTCATTATATTCCAGAATATTGTTATCTACAGTCTTAAACAATTTCCGGAAATTATCCGAGAGTTGTGTGAAGATATATCGAGTAGCAGATGCCTCTGGAGAAATTCTAGATCCAAACTGTCCAATAGCATCCAGAAGAGGAGTATTGTTTGCACCAGGAAAATTCTGCGCCATGTTAACAATAACACCATCCAAAGATCCGTGGTGGTATGCGGAGATTTCCATAACACCCGCAGATGCGATAGAAACCTTAACCTCCTGGTTATTAAACTTTTTCTGCATCCCAAAGATTACTTTACGCTGGGATGGCTTCATCCCGTCTACACCCGAAGCAATATTACGCTCGCAAGAATAGATAGAGAAATCTCGTACTTCATCCCGGAAGAATTCTGTTAGTGGTTTCTTATTCATTCTATATCCAACCATACTTTACGACGATCTGACGATCCCACATCTTTACCAAACACCATATCCACAACATCAAAATCCGCCTTTTCTGGCGCAGTTAATTGAATGAGATTTTTATCCATCTCCGAAAAATACTTTTTGAAGTCTGCTGCGGTAGAAGTGCCCAACCCCTTAAGGTACCTGGAGGTAAACTTTTTCTTTGGGTTCTTCTTCACCCAAGAATCAAACTCAGGAAGAGAATCAAAGTAAAGAACATCCTTACCAACTTGAACTTTCATCAGAGGAGTCTGAAATCTATACACCATACCTAAAGTGAACATCTCAGGCCAAAACTTTCGAATCAACGCAACGATGAGTCCGGTTATGTGTCTGCCGTCGGCATCCGAATCCGCCACAATAACAAACTTTCCGAAGCGCATATCATCTGGGCTCTTAACTTTTTGTCCAATCTTAAGACCGGTGATGGCCAACAGCTCTGTGAATTCCTTGTTGTCGGTAAGTTCCTTGGTTGTAGCACCCATTGCATTGATCGGCTTACCCTTCAATGGATAACACCCAATCATAGATGTTCTGGCACTGAGAATCGAGTTTGCTGCTGAGTCCCCTTCGCACACCATCAGCATGCAGTTGCGCCGATCAATCTTCTCACTGGCATCCGTAAATTTAGTGATTTTGCGAAGATTAGCCTTGTCGGAATCCTTGTTCAGTGCTCGAAGTTTTGCCGCTTCCGCAGCGTGTTCCTTTGCCTCGATCCAGTCCAACACACTCTGGACAATTGGACTCTTGATGACCTTCTGGATGAACTTATCTGAGATTTCAATCGAGGTCCCAAACGCCTTTGCCTCGGTGATCAGATCTTCCTTGGTTTGGCTAGAGTAACGCGGGCGTACAATCGCGGCGTCAATAAACAAGAGGAAGTGATTGCGGATATCCGCCGGCTTAACGTCGACCTTGTGCTTCTTCTTGAAGAACTCACGCAGCTTCACTACGATCTGTTCACTGATATACCAGATGTGGTTTCCGCCTGTGATCGTCTCTGTTCCATTGACAAAGGATACGTGGGAGAATCCCTCTTCGGAATTGGTGATCGCAACCTTCCAGTGCTCATTTTCCTCATGGATGAAGTCGTCCACATAGAGCTTCACGTAGTCCGAGAAGTTGTTGATCTTGATTCGCTTCCCGTTCAGGTAGATGTTCAAGTGTGGATTACATCCAGCAACGTCCGCCACACGCTTTACGAGCCTGGCATAGTTGTCATCACTAAACGTGTCGTCTTCCATACCCAATCGAACAAAGTCGGGAATGAATAGGACTTCGGTGAACTTCTTTGTGCTGGGCTTAACGACAGCTTCGGATATCGTTCTGGAGTTCTCGGTGCGAGTTTGCACAAATGAGTTCTTGCCGTCGGATGTCTTGACAGTGAATTCTTCGGAGAAGATTGCCGTCAATGCAGCACCCTCGCCGTTCTGTCCAGTTGCCAGGGAGTCCTCGGTGTCATCAAAGTTGGAGCCAGAGCGCAACTCGAAGATCATCTCAGGGATGTACTGGTCATATTCCTTGTGCTTGACGACAGAGATGCCACCGTTGTCCCAGATCGAGATCTCCGCGGAGGTCTGAGACATTGTGACTTTGATGGTATCCAGGTGTTTGCCCTCCTCAGTCTTGCTGAAGTCGACGGAGTTTGAGATGACCTCATCGAAGATCTTCAGTAGAGCGGGGCTCCAGGTGATCTCCCGTTTCTCCATCTTGTTTGTCTCTACATCGTAAGTCCACGTCTCCGCGGTATGAGGCGTGACAGATCCTACATACCTTCCGGGACGTAGGAGAACGTGAGAAATTTCATCAAGTTTACGATAGCGTTGCTCGATTGTTTTTGGTGTCGTTTTAGTCATACTTTATTTTAACACACCAGTCGGCGACCCACAAGGTTACCCCGTGCGTCACTTTGGTATCCTCGAAGAGATCGTGCCCATGTAAATTGCCAGGATGTCATACGAGCCTCATTCCAGAAGAGAGAACAATTCCGAGCGCGTTGAGCACGCGGAACAACGATACCAACATAATCCCAAAGAATGCCACCTTGAATACCATGTTGAGCCATGAATTTGCCTCCCACATGATCATCAAGATCAACGAGAAAATCGTCAGGAAAATGTCAAAATTCAGAAAGTTAATCATGCTGTTTCCAGTTCTACGAGTTTGAATTTCGGGCGGCTAATCGTGGTCTGCTTCTGACCCTTGAATTCGCCGTGTGCTTTGATTGTCGCCTTGAAGGTCACCGTCTCACCCTTTTGAGCGTAACCCTCACCGTCGGAGCGTTCAACTTTTGCCTTGCCCCAGTACATCAGGATGTCATCGCCAACCTTGATCGTCGTCTTGTGTCCAAAAGAGGAGTCCCAGTATCCCATCGGGGTTTTGTCGAACGTATGAACGTTGACTACGGTTCCGGTGAGTTCCACCTTGTCGCCCACATCACCCACGTGCTTGCTGGGGTCGACTACGGCATCCGCAGGAACCGGCTTCACCAACACCACGTTCGGGGAGCGCTTGAAAACACATTCCGTTCCATCCGGATCAACTGAGGAGGAACGTCCGCCGTTTCCGTAGATGAATTTGAGCTTGTATTTGGCAACGATGCCAAACTGGTCCAAAACGTAGACCCAGCCACTGCGGCGAATCGAACGCGATCCGTAGTCGGCCCAGCGAGTGTAGCCGTCGATGGTCACTGTGCATTCCCCGTCTTCCACTGGAACACCCATGAAACGGGTGACTGAGGAGTGAGAATCTTCGGTATTGAGAGCCGCACGTTTGAGGAATTTCCCCTGTGCCTCGGACTTGAACAGTCCGGAGTTGGAGTTGATGAGGTAGGACAGAGACTTGCTCATATCCGCATCCCAATCCGAATTAAACGTAAACATCTACTTCCTTCCTTGTCATGCTTAATTATAGCACGGAATGGAATAAAAGTCACGAGGTCATTTTTCGTCAAAATCTTTCGTCAGCGTGTGGTGTACGCCCAGCATGGAATCTAGAGCTGCTCCCGCGCGAGTTTCGCGATATTCCTCAAATAATCCCCACATCTCATATTCCCAATCTAAATCCCGGCGCTTAAAATCCTCAACAACGCGAGATCGAGCATCCTTCCAATTCTTAAGATATCCTTGTTTTGCGAATGTATATCGAAGAATACCAGAAGAGAAAAGTGGATCCAATCTCGAGAAATCCGCTTCGGCGAGTAATTCATCTATTGGACCCACATCTCCAAATTCATATTGATCCATTGTAAATTCCGTCAAGAGACGCAGTCCCTCATAATCTTCGATTCCCTCATAGAGGATATTCAATAAAATCTTAGGATACATTATAACTCGCTTCGCTCGTAGGACTTCGTCCTGGGTAAAAGAATAAGGGATGGCAGTGACGTACTTAACACAGCACGCACAAGAGGGGTAGCAGCACTGCAGCACTTATGTATTGTAACAAGCAGACCCGGATCTTGTCAAATTTATTTTCACTTGACCACGGAAATATTTCTATAGCAGTGGAGTAAGTAACGACGAGACACCAACAAAATTCTCGAGAAACGCAAAACGACGTAAGGTAGTGGTACTATTCGCAAAAAACGTCAAGAAATCTTCTTTAAAATCAATAGGTTACAAGGGGAATTTTAGGGATTTCCTGTCGTTTTGGAATCCCTAAATACGACATTAGAAAGAGGAGAATTCCATGCTATTAACGAAAAATTTTAGCCTGCAGGAGATGACGAAGTCCGATACGGCGACCAGATTCGATATGGACAACACTCCAGACAACCATGAGGTGGAGAACCTAAGGGTTCTTTGTGAGAACGTCCTCCAGCCGCTTCGAGATGCGCTGGGACCAATTCGCGTCAATTCTGGATACAGGAATGGCCTCGTCAACGAGGCGGTGGGTGGGTCGCGCAAGAGCGACCACTGTCATGGTTTTGCTGCGGATATAGAAGTAGAGGGAATGTCCAACTATGCATTGGCGTGCTACATTGCGGACAATTTTGACTTCACGCAACTAATCCTGGAGTTCTATACCCCAGGAATCCCGAGTAGCGGGTGGGTTCATGTGTCGTACGACGACCTAAACCTCAAGAGGGAAATGCTTACCGCTATCCGAGAACGCGGTAGGACTGTGTATCAACGCGGTTTAATTGAGTGATTCAACGCAGCGATTCCATTCCTCAGCAATCTTCTTTGCTCTTTCGAGAGTTGTGATTGTCTGTCCGATTGTTTTTCCGGTGTCATCCATAAACGTCAGGACGTTGAGTCCATTTTTGTTGGATACACCAGCCCAGGTGGTGTTGGGTCCCAGAAGCTCCGCGGTGTACGGAGGAAAAGCGAAATACTTCGCCGGTACTGCTTTGTAATGTGTCATAGCCCGAGGATCTTTCTGTTTTGAAGCCATCCGACAAAATTGCCACTGACGATATTTCCGTCATAAGCTGCGGATGCCTGGTGCTCAAACGGTGATGCGTGAGCCGGAACACCTCCGGCGAGTCGCTCGTAAATTGCTAGTGCCTTCTCCGGAGTCTGGTCCAGATTGCGGTAAGAGACTTGAGCGCAGCAGGAAACGCTGATCTTGATTGCGGTTTGGATATCCAAGATGTCCTCCGCATAGGGAAGGTGCCAGTCTCCGGGACCTTTGAAATCCGGCACAGAGGCATCTTGTGTCTCTTTCATCACCCGCGCCAACTCATGCATGTGAGGATCTGCTGCCTCGTGGAGCCTCAGCGCATAGAAATTATCCATTCCGGACATTGTGGATGAGACGACCGCTTTCATCATGATGAAAGGCTCAAGCAGGCGATTGCAGATCTGTTTGTGAAACCCAATATTTGCTAACTTCTCAGCAGCATTGGCGGCATCTTGGCTGGCGTATCGCCAAACAATTTCCCCCTTATATTGCATGTAGGGTTCCGCCTCGGCCGAGGCTTGCATTCCAGGTTGATTCAATCCCCATGAGATTGGCGTCGCTGGATTGCTTCGGACCATTTCGATCTGCTTCGCGACGGGGATGGCGCGCGAGGATGCAGCATTTCGGCTGAATGTACGGTGAGTCATGAACTCGCTCCAAACAAAGCGATGGACCTCAATCTCCCACGTAATCAGGCGAGCGCCTTTATGGGAAAGGGAATCCGCGATGATCTTGGCGGAAATCCCACCCTTACCTACAATCTTCTCATTCATTGGTTACATCCTCTGTGGTTACGATTTTGGATCCGGCTTCCCTCTGATCCAGTTCAAATTGATACTTGGCAAGTTTGACCTGATAGGCAAACTGCTGTGGGTAGACGTCGGGATCTTGGATTTTCTCTCCAAACATCTTCTCGAGGTATTCGGCTAGGTCTTCAGGCGTCATTGTGGTTCTCAAAAATTTCTAGTAATTCTGCGGATCGGCTTTCCCAATACTCTCGGTCCTTGAGAACCTCATCAAAGTATTGGTAGGCGATGTTTCCGGGGTTTCGATCATGTGAATAGAACGTCGCAGTCCAACCATCTCGGTTGGTGACTCGGATAGATTTGAATGGCTTCTCATCCGTTCGCTTAATTTCCCATTTGCCTGCTTTGCTCATTTCATCGTCTCCAAGTAAAGACCAACGTTTCCTATCGCATATCCGAAGAATGCAATCCCAAGACCCGGGTTAGCCTTAAAGAAGAACAGATCCACAGCGACAACCAAGTAGACAATGCCAATGAAGGCAATGAGCCAGGAGCTCATTCCGGATATCCCCAGCTTACAGTATCGCGCACAAATTGACGCGCTTCATCCTTGATCTTTTTCTTGTTTTTGTGTTTTCCGGCTTTCCGCTTGATGGAGAGCACGACTAGGTAATTCCTAGGTTTTAGTTTCTTGATTTTGATCTTCATTTTCGACTCTCCCAAGCTGGATTGAGTATTGGTAATATTTGTCGATCTTCTTGATCTTTGTCTCGGCGTATGAGACACTGGGCGAAAACTGGAAGTTGAATTCCTCATTTAAGAGATGAACGATGGTCAGAAGATCATTCAATTCGCCGTGCAATCTTTGGCGGTTGCTTTCATCTACGTAGACCTCATCTAGACCAAATTGCTGAGTCTTCAGCGCCATCTGGGCAACTTCCGATCCTTCCTCAGCCAACTTGCCGAGGAGATATTGTTCTCGCGTCATCCCCATGATCTGTGATTCTCCGCGACGCTTTCATACCCGTCGTATTCCGCGATGTGCCAAGACACATCATCTGGAATCTCAATCACCTTGAGGTTTGAATATCTTCCGTGAGCATCTTTACCGAGTTCCTCAACAACTTGCACCAGCGCCGGGTCGTCTCGTTTGATGTCAGAATCAAAGAGGACATCGTAGCTATCTTTTTTACGATTCTCTGGAAGCTTGAGGTAGTATGAGGTATGCCCCCAAGCATCTTTCTCTTTTTCTGGGTAGACTGTGATACCCTTCAGCTCACAGTATCGCACCATAGCCTCATCAGATAGGCCAAATCCGCCGTAGCAGGCATTGATAACAATTTTCTTTATGGTAAATCCCAAACAATAACGTCCACATTTTTGCATTGGTGATTGATGATTGCCTCAATCACACCCCAATCTCCACCACCCAATCCAGCCCCAATGCGAGGAATGTGGATGGTGTAGCTTCCTTCTTCCGCAACCTTGTTGAGGATTTGGAAGGACATATCGACAGCATCGTACGACACGTACTTCTTCCCGTCTGCTCCCATTTTCTCTTGCGTCAGACAGTTTGCAACTAAGAACCGGGTTGGTTCATCTTCTCCCAAAGGACTCCAGAAAGACACTCCACCCAAAGGAAAGTAGTTGCAGATGTCCGTAATGTACTGGCGAAACGCCTCAGGATACTTCGCCTGTACGAGCCGAGCAACTCCAGATCCCATCACACCCCGCATATTGCAGCCGTGCGCGAGAATCCCATCTGTGACGTCAAGTAAGTCACCTACTTTGTATGTAATCATAATCTATTGTAACATGGGTTTGGAGTTAAAGTGAACCAAATGGGGCTCGCATGTCCCGCGCGATTTGGTCCTTAACGATAAAGATTGCCGCTTGGATTCGATTCCACATCTCAGGAAGATCTTCGTCCACGTACTCGATGGCCTGACCACCAGCTTCGCGAAATCCCCGGCAGGTGTCGTGGCGGTCGTCGATGAGGATGGCGTACCTGTTCGCATAGCGATGTTTTTCGACCCAGCTGTTCACAAAATTCGCCGGCCAAGTGATGATTCCTTTTCGTTTCAACCACTCCAACTTCTGACGCTTCCCTTCCTCAGCCACTTCTGGAGTGTATGTACCCATGGAGGTTAGCATTTCCACGTTAACCTCGGACCCCAAGTTTTCCAGCAAGGTGACCAGCTTCATCCCGTTCGGCATCCAGTCGAGAGTAGTGAAGATCTTGTGCTCCATCACCAGCGTATGGAACTTTTTGTCCGTGAAGATCTGGGGCTCAAGTTTGTAGTATGCATTCATGAAATCGCATACACACTCATCCATATCCAGATAGATGGTGGGCTTTGGACCAAACTTATTCGATGATGACTGGGGCACAGTGTTTCTCTTTCCATGAACGATATGCTTGTGTTACGACGCTGGGCTTTTGATCTCTTTTGTTATGTCGCCCACATGCTATTTGGCCCAGCATCAATGTGCATGCGATTTGCAATGCTACAACGATGCTAATGAGCCCAAAGATCGATAATTCAGTCAAAATCCCATAACCATAGAACAATGCAAAAGCAAATCCGATGATGGCATGCACGATGGTGGTAAGCGCTGCAAGCGCCACTATCGCCCCAACTAAAAGCAAAAAAGATGCTTTCATAAATGCTGTGCGGTAGGCACAGATGTCGTTGGGGTAGTCGGCGACAATTTTGGCAATCTTGTAATGCCAGCTGTCTCTGTTGATTACAATTTTTTCCATCAGTTCACTCCAGTTGATCCATATCCACCCGTGCCGCGCTCTGTTTCCTCAGGAAAGTCTTCCACAGGAATGAAGTTTGCGTGTGCAATGGGAACAATGATGAGTTGGGCAATACGATCCAAAGGCAAAATAACCATTGGCACATTGCTCCGATTCCATGCTGTGATGGTCAGTTCACCTTGGTAATCGCTGTCGATCAGCCCCACAAGATTTCCGATGACCAATCCCTTGGATCCCAACCCGCTTCTCGGGAGAATGAGAGCGGCATAGTTTGGATCGCCGATATGAATTGCAATGCCGGTTTGAATTTTTTCGGTTTCGTTGGGCTGCAGAACCAGCCGACCCGGAAGCATGGCACGCAAATCAATGCCCGCGGATCCAGCGGTACCGTATTCCGGTGCAGCCGCATTGGCATCCAGAAACTTGATATGTACGTCGAGCTTACTCATCTGCATCTCCCAATTCAATGGTGAAGTCGGAATACTGCTCGGTCTTCTCGTTGATGGAGACTGCGTACGTAAAGTCGTTGCCCTCGATGAAGTTCTCTTGAACGAACAGATCTGTCGTGTCCAGATAATTGAAGACAGCCTCTTTCCCAAAGCCAATACCCAAGCGAACACGTTCCAGAAGTTCGTTGATGATCAGAAACTGATCCTGGGTCATCGTCACTTTGACGTTCCCTTTGTTTGTCATTCTTGCTTTTGCCATTTTAAATTTCCTTTTTCACTTGTTCAACTTCAATACCCTGAGATTTCAGGAACTCAACTCCAGATAAGTCTCGATACTCGTCGCGAAACCAGACTTTGCGGATTCCGGCGACTTTCATCATTTTAGCACATTCCACACAGGGAGTCAATGTGAGAAATATGTCTGCCCCAAGCGATGGTTGTCCATCTCGCGCCATTTTCAAGAGGCAATTTGCCTCAGCATGCACAACCTCGGGTTTGGTGGTTAGCCGAAAGTGAGCCTCCACGTAAGGATTGTCCCAGTAATCCAGGGCTTCTTCTTCCGAGATCCACTTTGAGGTCCACTTATCCGCAAGGAGGAATTCTGCAGTTTCGCAGTTGTTATCCGCCCCAGGAAGCGTTCCATTGTAGCCGATGCTCAGGATACGATGATCCTTGACTGCAACAGCGCCAACTTGAGTCCTTCGAGATGCGCTCATCTTGGAGACTTCGTTGGCGATCCCCATGTAGAGATCGACGAACTTTTTCTTCATTTCAGTAGCCATCCTAGATCTCCTATTTTGGCTCCATCGCGCGCTCAAGACATTTAAGGAATGTGCGCGCAATGTCCTCGCGTTCTTTTGGCGTTGGATATGAATCGTCGCCTGGGTTGTTGCGGATCAATGCTGGAATGGATTGATTGCGGCGAGCCAGCAGGCGGAGTGTGGCCAGTTCAGCCGCAGATTCGATGTCGATGACGAGCGAAATAGGTTGAAACTTGCCCGGAGCTTGTTTGATTTTCATGCATGTTTCCAGATGTAGTAGAAGAGGGGACCAAAGAAGAGCACAGCAATAACTGCGGCTTGGATGACCTCGTACACTAAGGCCATCGAGATTTGATCGATGGATTTTTTCATTTTCCGCTGCGAGTTTGGTTTTCGATCAGCGTGAGGAGCCGCATAGCCAAATCTTTGCGTTTCACTGCTTTGTCTGCGCCCAGAAAATAGGCAGACTCATACACCACCTTTGGGATGGAGACGTTGAGACTTCCAAAGTGATTCAGGGCCTGCAACTCCTCAAGAGTCTCGATCGTGATTTGCAGAACCACCGGTTCGAACGCCTTGGGAGAATCCACTTTTTCGACTTTCATGTCATTTCCTTTGTTTTCAATTTCCTATTATAGCACAGAAACAATTAAAAGTCTACGTCAGAGTGTCGAGAAGATCTTCCATAAGATGCCTGTGTTTCAGAAGTGTGTTGGTTTTTGTGTCAACCGCAAAATCCGCCAGCTGCATGAAGTACAAATCCCTTCGAGACCACGCCTCATCTGAAGACAATTGATCGATGGCACGGTTCATGTTGTCCCAGCTGCCAAAATAGTAGGCAATGCCTTCCCGTTTGAGTTTGTAGAGTTTAGGCATTGAGATGCCTCTTCACCGCGGTGATTACGTCGTTGAATTCTTCCCCGTTGAACCTGTGATCGGTCTCGTAGAAAAAGTTCGTCCTGCCGTTGGCGAGAACACCATGGAGACAGCTAGAGAAATCGATCACTTCGTCGTAGACGCTGATGAAGTAATCAGCATCCACATTCCAATCCATGGGACTGTAGGCATCAAGAACGTCCTGCGGAAGGTCGTATTTCTTGAGCATATTCTGGGGATCGTAGCAGGGGTTGATCAGGATTGCTTTGCACTTGTACTTGTTGGCAAAGTAGGAAGCGTACCACGCACCCAGGGAAGTTCCGACAAGAACCATCTTGAATGGCTCGTGGTAGAGATCGCCGAGGAGGGCACTGTCGACCAAATCGCCGAGGGCTTTCAGAGAAACCCTGGGATCCAAATCGTAATCAAACGAATAGGTCTCGGTATCTGGCATTGCTGCCCGCAAACGCTGGACCTTATCCCCGTTTGCCTTGGATCCGTACCCATGGAAATACACTACAAATTTTCTCATTATAAATTTCAATTCCTTCTATCATAGTATAACACACCCACATAATAAAAGTCAATCTATCTTTGGATGACCCACAATTACCTTTTTATGAGAATCTTTCCCAATTTTCCGGGTGTAATGTTCTCCGTCGTCGTCTTTTGACTCGATATTCTTACCGGTTAACTTTGCGGCTAACGAATTGTGAACTACAGGAAATCCGGCTTTTCTAGCTAGATGCTCTGGAGCGCCGGAAACTTCACCCCAGGCACGTTTTTGCTCGTGGTCCTCGAGGTTCGCTTTGTTGTAATCCTTCTTTCCCTGTTCCGTGCCGTCGGTTGCGCCGCCAATTGCTTTCCTGCCGAAGCTCTTTTTGTAGAGCTTGATTGCGGTTAGCTTCCCGCCGCGTTTGATTGCCTTGATTGCAGAGTGAGAGATGTCATCGTGGATAGCATCGGATTCCGCTTTGGAACCGTGTCCCAAGCCAGAATACCCACCGTCCACTTTGGCATAGGCGTTCTTGAGCATGGAGTGCATCTCGTCGCGGTGCTTTTCGCGATGATCTTCGTGTTTTGGGTTTAGACCGATAGAGAGAACAGTCTCATGGAGCTGTTGTAGGTAGGAGTCAAAGGATAGCATTTTGCGGGTTTATTGTGTGGTGTAAACCCATATTTATGCTATCGCAGAATTTCGTTAGCGATCGACCAATTCTGCCAGCGTCGCTGCAATATTTTTGGGAGCTCTACCGTCTTATACCCAAACTTCTGGGCGTACAGGATCTCGTAACCAAACTCTATCAGGACATTTGTGTCTTCCCATTTTCTGCCCCAATTAGCTTCCCAACAAGCCAGGCTATTCTTGTACTTCCAACCAAACAGCTTGGGGAAGAACTTAGATTCGTAAGCAGCCTCACAAATCTTCATCCGTTCTTGGATATCGTTGCGGTACTTGGTCAACCTCTCCAGTTCGGTGTTGATGAAAGTTTCAGCGTGTTCGACAAGGATGTTCATTCTTTTTCCTCTGCTTTATGCCACTCGTTGCCACCGCAATTTCCGCAGCCGAGATCCTGAACGTCGTCGCATGAGACACTCATGGTGTATTCTTGAGATCCGCACTCGTTACATTCCCATAGAAATTTGGGTTTTATTAGATTTGCGAGGATCATGTCCTGGAGTTCCGGAGATCCGTATTGGGATGGTGTGTTCATACAGGGATACCCATTTTAGTGAGAAGTTTTTTGGAAAGGATGATCTCAAGCGCCGAGGCCTCGATCTCCCACGGCTGGTTTTGGTAGGCAACCTTCGTTGGGCGCCCTTTCCAATACGTGATTGGAGTTCCGGATTCGTAAGCTACGCGGAGCTCTCCACGCGCCATCTGACCAACGTGGACCATCTCATGCGCCACAGTAATAATCATGTCGAAGAGATCCAATTTTGCGGCAATGCCAACAGAAATTGTGTTGAGATCCTTGACGGTAAAACCGGCACATTCCTTATCCAATCCGGGGATAAACGCGATAAACACTTCCTCCTCCAGATGAGAAATGCTGAGTTCCCTTGAGAAGAACTCAGCAATCTTTTTGGTGATTTTGCGCTTTTCCGCGCTTCCATTTTCAACAGTTATGTTCATCATGTGCTTATTATAGCACAGATGCGAATAAAAGTAAATTGGTAGTGCTAGTTGGTATCGATCCAACCTCCACGCCTTATGAGGGCGGTGCGCATCCGTCTACGCCATAGCACCATAATTACGGTTCAATCCAGTTTGATGTCTGGTTGAACGATTTTTCCTGAATTGTGTCTTCCTTGAAGAACTTCCTTGGATTCCCACACATATGACATCCAGGATCTCCGCACGTAGTTGCCGAAACTGCGGCAAACCGATGCGGCGTATCTGTCGGGAATCCATGTGCTTTTGCAATTTCCAACTGTTTCTTGATCCGTGTCTCCGTTGCGTGGATTCTTTTTGCCTTCTTCTCGCGATCTGAACTCATCACAATTCCTTATTTTGGCGGAACGCTGAGGTCTCGAACCCCATCCGACTTTTGGTCGAACCAATCGCTTTCCAAGCGATGCTAGCAGCCCCGGCTAGGTAACGTTCCATAAATTCCTGGCGGTCAACGGAGGTATCGATCCCCAACCAGCTCATCACTGATCCAACTGTTTTCGAGGCAGCGGCAAAAGCCATCTTGCATCGTTGACCATGGCGGGTTACAGAGGTATCGATCCCCAACCGACTCATCGCCGGTCCAACTGTTTTCAAGGCAGCGGCAAGAGCCATCCTGCATTATAACCCGTTCTTATCTATTTATTGTAACACAGATGACAATAAAAGTCTACTTCGTTCTGTTGATAAATTCGATTAGGAACGTCGCCGTTTTGATGATTTCTTCCTGTGTTGGAAAATCCGGAGGTGATGGTGGTGTTGGTACCGTTGCTCCGACTTTTCTTGCGTTCTCCGCGCCCACATCCCAAACTGCGTGAGTCGCATCTCTTGTGGTGTAGAATTTGTCCATCGCGAGATCTTTTGCGAGGTTCAAGAGCGAGAGTCTAATTTCAAATGGTGTCATATATTTCCTTTGTGTGATGTGTGATGTGAAATTGGTGGGTATTCTGTTACGAGGAACCCACCGAACCCTAGTCAGCGTTTAAGCTGCCAATGCGTAGTTGCTTTCGTTTGCACTTACTTGATTTGCTTCTTTAACGTCGATCGCCTGACGAGTAGCCAATTTAATTACTTTCCACGAAATCGATACTGCGTCAGGCCCATCATAAAAACACTGTGATGCTCTTATGGTGGACCTGGGCGGTGCTGCCCCGCCGTCTTTCATTGATTTCCAGAAATCAGTTTACTACCATTCTCAACTCTTTATTGCGTTTTCTTGTATTCAACATCTTTTCAATTTTTGCTGGGTCTTTCATGGGGTTTCTCAACCGCGCCAATTCCGCGTCTTTAGCATATCCCACTTCTCGCCTCAATTCGGACCAAGGTTTACCTATTTTTGTGGACGATATTTTTAATTTTTGTTCGTCGGTCATTGGCCCTCGGGGTTTGTTTACTTTTGCTTCCCGGCGGCGATTTGTAGTTTCTGCACTATCCACTCGACCCAAAGCTCCATCTCCACCCAGAGTTAGGTTGTAACCCGATCCACAAAATGAGTTAAGTGAAACAATGAAATGATTCTCCATAACATGAAGCGTATGATCTCCATCCTTTGATTGGTATATCACTTCCCAATCAAAGGTGCCAAATCCGTATTTTTTGATAGCAGCGGCAAATGGTGTATTTCGGTCAACTGAGGATTTATGTTGCTGTTTTCTTCTTGGCCAATTTGAATCAAACCCAACATAAATCTTATTGTTGATCCTGTTAGTCGCTTTGTATATTGAATAGATTTTGTCCATCCTTTATTTAGTCAATCCCTCGTCACAAAAAGAGCGCCGTCGTACATCAACCAGCAGTTACCTACATAGGTTAACCAGTCACATCCAGATTCTTTCCACGCTTGGTAGAACTCCGGGGACATCGCGGAATTTGTTTTAAGTCGCATCGCGATAGCCCTCGTTTCATGCAGCGGTGCTGCGTTTAAGATATATAGAGGGCTATCACAAGCAGGACTTACCTGGTCATTGTGGAGCCGGTCTTGATCATGTAGTTTGTGGGATTACCACAGCGATACACGACCTTTTCTGCTCCGCGCTTGTCCACTTTGACGTTCGCGTAGATGGCGTAACCCAGCTTGCGGATGTTGCTGATAGACTTTCTCACGGTTTCCTCCGTGGTCTTTGCCATCTTCGCGAGCTGAGCCGGAGTCTTCTCGGCTTGGTCAACCACAAGAGCGTTGTAGATCTTGTAGATAATGGGGAGTCGTTTACTCATATTCAATTTTCCTATCAACAGATGAAGAGGGAACCATTCCCCTCTTCCATTAACGACACCGTTAGATGTCGTATCGCGGGATGCAAACAGCCTTACGCATGATTGCTTCCGGGGTAAATTCAGATGCGTCAGCACCCAAAACACCCATTAGAGTCGCCGGCGAGAAGCCAGAGACCAACGCAACGCCCTTCTTGTCGAACTTGGCTGGGGCGTTACCCTTAGCGTTCAAGTTCCAGAACACGATCTTCGGCACCGTGTAACCAGCAGCTTCGTACTTGCGTTCGATCATTTGGTTGGCGGAGTCGTCGAAGCTCGTGCATTGGTTGAATTGCATGTCGCTCATCACCAATAGCATGTCTGGCATGTCTTCTTGAGATACACGACCCGCAACCGCGGTCTTGAGGACCAAGTCCAGCGCCTTGTGCAGGTCTGTGGAAATTCCCCACTTGGACTTAACCATTTGGTCAACCTTCTTCACGATGTCGCCCTTGAGGAGCAACAGTTCCGGTGCCGAAGAGAACGTCAAGAACATATCCTTGAACGCCCCAGTGTTCTTGTCCGCACAGTAGAGTCCCAGAGAGACCGCTACGTCCAGACACGTCACAGATCCGTTTTGTCCTGCCGCACACGTCATCGATCCGGATACGTCCACCAGTGGCAGAACCTTCGAATCTCCGATGTAGTTTGGCAGCGCGTTCCATTGCGCCGTCAGGTGACCCAACTCGGTTTCGTTGAATCCCTTGGTCCATTCGTAAGAGCTAAAGCCCTTCAGGACGTCATACGGGTAAACTGCCGCAGCGTTCACCTTAACGGTTGGATCTCCCTTTACCAGAGCCGCCACATATTCTGCATACTTGGTGGTATGACGATTGAATGCCTTCTTGTAACGGGATGCAGCCAGCGACGGAACGTGGCTGAAGTTGATTCCATCCCAGGTGTTTGCACACATTGCGGTTTCAACCACGTTGGTCAGCGCTACCAGGCTCTTGCGGTATTGCTTCGGAGACATTCCGAAGAATGCTCGGATTTCCGCGGCCAACGGACCCTTACGCGGCGTCCACTTTGCGGCCAGACCGTTTTGAGCGCGCAGGGCGTCACCCAACATCGTGAATGCGGCTTCCTTCATTTCCTTCGTCTTGAATACAAAGATGTCATCCCAACGACCCAGTTCCGGAGTCTTGAACATCAGAGCCAGAGCGGCGTCCTTGTCGCGGGATTCCAGGTACACGAGCATGTCGCGGAACAGTTGGCGTTCGCCAGATCCACCGCGCACGTCGCGAGCCCATTGCAGGATACGCAGAGCGAGATCACGGTCTTCAGCCATAGCTGCTGCAAATTGTGACGTGATGTTCTTACCGCGGGATGCGCCGATGTTGAAATACAGATCCACGTTGGCGTTTGCCGTGGACTTCAGGGCCTTCATACCGTTTTCGGTACGGGATTCTTGGTTTGCTACTGCTTCAGAGAAGTTCATGATTTTTCACTTTCAGGTTAATGTTGTTTCCCATGATCGGGAATTGCCTTAATATCAGGATGCTCGGTTGGTAATTGTCGAGTTTAAATCTAACCCCGGGTGCCTGGTCATTCCCACCCAAAATCCAACGTCGTCTCGGACGCTTATCATATCCAGTTCTCTGGCATACTCGAAATTATTCTGCTTCTCGGAACATATCCCACACAATTACGCCTTTCGACGGTCCTCACAGTGGGCACTCTTTAGTACTATGTTTTGGTTGCTGCAATCATCCTATGCATTTTCATCAGTATGGCTTTTGACAGTTGTTAGGATGTCAAGCCCTTTGTTACGGGAACACCCGTGATTTTTTGTTTGCTGAATCCATACTAATTCTTGGTATCCCTGGAGGGACTCGAACCCCCAACATCCAGAACCTAAATCTGGCGCGACTACCAATTGCGCCACAGGGACAAAATCATTTCAAGTTACGAAGTTCTTGAGCACTTGTACGCCAGTGCCGATATCCACTCGTTGAGTAGACCTAATCGCGTTGTTGTTCGCTATAGATTAATTATAACAAGGTTCAACGTTAAAATCAAACAAATCTGTCGATATTTGGAAAGAAATTTTGGTGCTCTTGTTCAGCCTCAAACTGAATCTTCATCCATACCAAAGATGCGTGCCATCGGGGAACACTTCAAGAGCAATAAATACAGAAAACCCAGGACCCCAAATGATATCCTTCAAAGAATACCTTCTAGAATCCAAAAATCAAATTCAATGGGATGGAAATCCCAAAATTGGCTGGTGGAAAGATACGAAAGTTCTTCGTCTCTACCACGGAACAAACATCGAGTACCTAGAGTCCATTTCCAAGGAAGGCCTCAACAAACCAGATCCTAAGACCGGAATGATCTCCTTCGCTATCGAACCGTTCACCGCCAGAGCTTTCGCTGTAATGGGTGGTGAAGCCCGCTTCCTCGGCGCTGGTGCCAAGGCAAAAACTGTAGCACCCAGCGCACGTTGCACCTTGGTATTTGACATCCCACAAACGTGGATCCAAACAAACCTAGACCAAGATCTCCATGGGAACGACCCAGAACATAAGGAACGCCTTATGTCTAAGGAAATTTACGATTCCTGGAACAACAACGACCAACAATACTACCAACTCTGTGAGCTTAGAGTTAGGGCTCATGTACCCCCGAAATTCCTCGTTGGGTACATGATGAAATAAACCCGTTCGCTGAACCCACTACATATCATATCGCGGGAACAACTCTGGAGATGATGGGTGGTATATTCGAAGTCACCACCACACGCTCACCTCACTGATAAAGAGCACTGGGTACCACTCTTGTCACGAACGCAGCAGTTCTGATCTACCGCTTGCGCCGTCAATTATTCTTTGGTAGGGGACCTGGGATTCGAACCCAGAAACAGGAGATTTTAAGTCCCCTCGCAGTTACCAATTAGCGTAGACCCCCGAGTTATCACTTTTCTAGATGTTTAGCAATTGCCTCACATGCTTCCTTGAGGTAGAATTCTTCTTCATCTTGATCAAAGATACCATCCCCTTTCGGACTCGCCCTATAGATCGTTTCTCCACCGCAGTCCGGAACATCCACGCGAAAGCCACCATGTCTCAAACGAAGGTAACCAACTTGCTTTAGTCCCTCATCGTCGCCATAGTCCTTATAGGCATCGTATTGCTGCGGACAAGCACCACAGGTAAGTTGCAACTCGATACCAGCATGAAAAAACCTCGAAGCAGGCTCAAAAATACTATCGTCCATAATCATCTCCAATAAAAATGCCGAGGTTAGAATGTCTCCTCTTTAACGCAAGTATCTATACTTTCCTCTTGCGAGCAATCTGGTAGCGGAGGCGGGATTCGAACCACGCGATCTCGAGGGTTATGAGCCCTGCGGGGACGACCTCTCCCCTACTCCGCACAATCTTTACTTGGTCCTGGGCTTCAGGAAGTAAACTCAAGCTCCCATCAAGTCTTGATACAGTTTGATGAATTTGTCCCCATACGCACCTAAAACCGTCAACAAACAAAAAACGGTAACCAATCCAGCAGCCAAAAGTCGATTAGACGAGTCCGCTGCTGCGAGTTCTATCGCAAAAATTTCATTACCTAGAAGGCGCAACCTTATAGCGTAGGAATATGGTATTTGATTTTCTGTCGTCATGCTATAGCGCCTTTATAAAACAGGATGCTTGCCTAAGACCGGGAATCGAACCCTAGCGGCATCTCCCCATCGGAGCAGTCCTTCTGGTTTTGGTGAAGAAATTATGATTGCTGTAATCATCCTGAAATTGGTGCGCCGGGAGGGACTCGAACCCGCGATCAATGGATTATGAGTCCACTGCTTTAACCTCTAAGCTACCGGCGCTATGTTGGTGCGTCTGGAGGGATTTGAACCCCCAACATCTCGGGTAGAAGCCGAGTGCTCTATCCAGTTGAGCTACAGACGCGATTGTTTATTGAAGATATGCGGCGAGTTCTTTAGCGATATAGATACTCAGCCGCGTGCTGTATTTTTGATTAGGGTGAACTTCATCACGAATATCTTCCCTTCCGTAGAATGGGACTAGTCGAATGTCAATGAATGGAACGTTCAATTCCTTGGAAACTTCCCGCACCACGTTGTCGTACACATCCAAGTCAATAGCTTTCCTTAGGTACGCATCGTATGGATAATTGTAATCTAGAAGTTGCTCATAAGGAGCCAATCGAATGGTTCCTGTGAGAACAACTTTCTTCTTAGCGGATTTGATCAAGGACACCAAGGACGATTTGAATATCGCAACCTGAGTAGAATCCAAAGATCCGTAGTGTAGAGCATCTGCTCCAGAGTAACGAATCAAAACAAGATCTGCGTCATCGACGACCGAGAAATCTCTAACGCTACCGCCGCCTCGAGCATGATCAGTAACAGCCAAACCCAGCAATTGACTCAGCTCTGCGGAAAAGCCCGGATTCAAATCTGGACTTGCTGCCGAGATGCTATCTCCGTACACTGAGATTTTCATGGGTTGTGGGATAGAATCACCGCTACCACATCCAGATAGAAGGGATAGTGTGATGGTTAGAATTGATAGGAATCGCATATTGGTCTTGTGGATTAATCCAAAATTTGGTACCCACTGAGGGATCCGAGCCCCCGACCTTTGCGATGTCAACGCAACGCTCTACCACTGAGCTAAGTGAGTGTTAAAAATTGTATTTATCCGTACCAAAAAGGAGCGGGCTTTCGTTTGGATCAAAGTCCATACCCAAAGCGCGAAGCAACTTATGCTTCACCCTGAGGTTGGGAATTCGAGTCCGCTCCGTATCTTGAAATCCCATCATGATGCCAACCTCTGCAACTGCGCCACTACGGCAAAGCCCGGCATGGCAATGAACAACTACGTGCATCCTATTCTCAAATGCGTGCTTGAGAAGCCTCGCAATTTCAACTGCTTGATCTTCTTGGATAGCCACATCTTCCGGGAATGCCCCTTTGGCAATGTCGTCATCCTCAATATCCAGGAACTCAAACTGATGAATTTCCTTGAATTGGTGCTTCGGCACTGGGAACGTAGAGCACGGATCCAGAATCTGAATCAACATGCTGTTGGGTCCAGCATCAATGTGCATACGATTTGCGATGCTGCTAGCGGGAACGTTTTCAATCCACATAATTATATCCTGTTCTTATATTAACACAATCTGGATTAAAAGTCAAATATGGCGGGGAAATTAGAATTGCGGCAAATACGCCGTAAACTGGTGGGAGAGCGTGGACTTGAACCACGGACCCTCGTTTGGATATCATCCTGGAGTTTAAGCGCTACCTCCAAGAATCCAAATTCTTCGAAGCTCTAACCAACTGAGCTACTCTCCCGAAATTGGCACCGCCGGCGGGATTCGAACCCACATTGTGAGCTTAGGAGGCCCACATCCTATCCGGTTGAACGACAGCGGTAATTTGGAGGAAGACATCGGTATCGATCCGAATCCGGCTCATCACCGGACCACCAACTTTCCAAGTTGGGGCAATCACCATCATGCTTTATCTTCCGTAATTTGGCAGAGCACTGAGATTCCGCCTCCCAACCGACTCATCGCCGATCCAACCGCTTTCGAAACGGTGCCCACGCCTCGGTGAGTTAGTGCTCCATGGAAGTTTTCAACACCCCATAGCCGGGATTCTGTTCTATCCTAACATTAATCTACGGGAACTTACCCCGTCCTCGTCAGCTTTCAAACTGAGTTATAGGTGCCACAACCCGATCCTATAGCCTAAGAGTTGCCAAGATCTGTTTGTGTTGCTTGCTGTATCTTGGTGGTTTAACGAAGCATTCGGACGTTGTCACCCAACCTACTTCTCCCACTCGCTCTTAGCGCAAGTCCCGAACTTTCTCTCCTCTCGGAGCGTTAGGTCGGATGTTGAAATTCTTCTTTGAGTTCTGCTCGGATTTGCATTAAAAGCTTTCCGAGTATATTCTTACCGGCGGCGGTGCTCTTTCCCCAAAAGTCATCGCCCCACCAGTTTGTTTCTTCAATGTACTTGTCTCCTGTGCTCAGGAGAACTTCACGGCAATATGCCGACTGTTGAAATTTGGCTCTGAGGACTTTGAGCATCTTTGATTCTTTTACGTCCTCCCAATCAGGGCGAAGAGTGATTTGTTGTC